GTGTTTCAGTGGAGGAACATAAGGCTTGTCCCAATTTTTCCACCATTCCCTTTTTAAAATGGAGCCTTCCTCGCTCGTTGGGTCTTGCATCCATTGAGCATTCCACTTTCCTAAACTTAGGGAAGCTTTAACGCTTTCTAATTCTTTCTTACTCCAATACTCAGGCCAGATAGGTTTGCCTGATGGCATAATCGCTGGAAATTCGATCATTTCCCATTGATCTGCTTTTAAATTTTTTTGAGAATTGATTAATGCTCCTGTTAAATCTTTTTTACTCCAACGAGTCATAACCATAACAATTGCTCCACCAGGCTGAAGTCTTTGACGTGGTCCTGAAGTGTACCATTCATAAGCACGCTCCAGCGCTTCTGGATTCATCGCGTCTTGCTCAGAGTGTGGGTCATCAATGATCAGTAAATCCGCTCCACGACCCGTTATCGCCGAGCCAACACCGGCTGCGTAGTATTCACCGCCTTGTTCTGTTTCCCATTTACCCGCGGCTTGACTGTCTTCTCTTAATCTGGTGTCGAATACTTTTTTGTACTCCGGGGAATCCATTAAAGTCTTCGCTTTTCGCCCGAAGCGGATCGCGAGTTCAGTTGTGTGGGTCGTTTGGATTATTTTAAGATCAGGTTTACGTCCAACCATCCAAGAGGGAAGGAGGAAAGACGCAAATTCTGACTTAGTATGCCTCGGGGGCATATTAATAATTAATCTTTTGATTTTGCCATTGGCAATGGCATTAAATTTTTTTGCAATTTCTTGATGGTGTCTACCTTCAATAAACTCTGGCCACATTTCTTTGACAAAGGCCATAAAATCATTTTTGATTTTTTCTTGCTTATATTTTTTTTCAGCAAGTTCCTTTAAACGCCACATATACTTTAGCTCGTCAAAGGTTAATTTTTCAGTAAATTCTTTCTTAAAAAATTGTTTAAAATCTGGAAGGTCTTTCATAAAAATTTGTGCAGAATTTTTTAGGCTCTGTTTTTCCTCTCTTTTTAATTTTATCCCATATAAATGAGTAAATCAAACTCTAAAGGTAAAAGATTTGGGACCCCTTTGACTTGGGGGTGTTTGCTTATTTGTTTACGAAGCTGAATCGAGATCGGTAGGGACCCCTCTTAGGGAGGGTGGGCCCAGAGGGTACGAGCCTGGGTGGGTGGGCCCACGGGACACTAGCGCGATAAAAATGCAACACCACAAGATGTAGTGTGCGACAAATAGTCTGGGAATATGTAGGAATATTACTTGACACACTAGATAGTGTGTCAAGTATTCATATGATTAAATCAATCTAATAATATCATATACTCCTTTGTGAAATTTCTACTGAACCAATCCAATCCCTTTTGCATTAAGGTATAATCCTCAACTCGTTCTGCGCCTATGATTGTGTCATAGATAGCTACTGCAAATGCTGGTAGCTTACAAGATTGAGTAAATGTTTCATCACTAAATCTATTATGAATTGTCATCATCTTGGTAGGTTCTGCACCAAAATAACATTGGTCAAATGGTTTAGGTATTGAGTAGTCTTTATTGTTATAGTTTATTTTCATAATTATCCTTTCTATGTATGGGATATTATATCAAGTCATTATCCTTGTCAAGTGTTTAATGTATAAGTATCATCATTAAATTGTTGCTCGGTTATGGTCCTTTCTTCGCCAGTACACATATTATAAATAATATGTCGGTCCTCGTTATCGCGATAACCCCAACGATAAGTCTTGCGCCACGAGTTATGTTCTTCCATTTTTTTGGGTTGAGTTATTCTGCCAAAGTATTCAAGGGCGCGTTCCCCAAACTTTTGAAACCAATCATCTTGACATTGTAAAGAACACGCGTTCCCTTGCAAATAATAAAACCTACTTCTGCGCCTAGTTTGATTTGTTTTGTTTCCTTTTGGTCCTCGTTTCCTATCCTTTGTGTCGTAAGTATGACACAAAGGACCTTGGCAATATTTCATTTTAAAGCCCCAACTAAATTTTCTAAAGCTACCACTACATCTTTAGACATATTTTCGGTATCGCTTTCATAATGATAGTCTTTAAGAATAGACCTTATTTCATTTCTTATTTCTTCTTTTGTCATTTTTTTCTCTCTCTCATCTATTTCTATTTGCAAAGAACAAATAATTGATTGTATATCGTTAGTATGTAAAGTTTTTGCTTTAGATATTATCTTGTCAATTTTATCTGTCATTATTGTACTCCAGCAGTTATCCAGATTTGACCAGTCGCGCAACGATATTGATTTCCATTTTCATCTGGACTTGCCTCAATATCCCAATAAGTCATATATCTTATTTTATCTGTTAGCTTATCTCGGACAATTTTACATTTATTATCCCACTTGGCTTTGCGCGTTACTTGTCTTGTTCGCTTTCCGTCTTTTAGCTTTTTTCGTTCTTCGCCATTATGAGTAAAAGGTCTATAAGTAATTATAAACTTTGTACCAATATTTAGTGTGTCATCTATTTTCATTTTATTATCCTTTCTTTTGTTATGTATGGGATTTTATATCAAATCCCATACAGAGTCAAGCTTTAATTTACACTATTTTGTTTCTCGTATTCCTTTCTAATAGCGATTTTTTGCTCTCTCGTTATGGTTGTGTTTTTCATACCTTTAATCATACTAGCCAGATTTTGTGGATTATAAATAGTTAAGCCAGTAGAATTACATCTGACAAGTTCTGCCTCGTCAAGTTCTACTCCCAACTCTTGCATTAACTCCACACCCTCGCTTAAATATCTATAAGCTTTCAATCCAGTTTTCATAGCTTGTTTTTGTTTTTCAATACTATCAATCCATTTTTGGTGGCAAGTGATTAAGTTTGCTTTTGCAAGTTTTAACATTTTAAAAATGCTAAATTCATCTTTACTACAAGCAATAGTTCTTGAACGACAATGGCTAGTTCCAATAATATCTAAATAATATTGACTATCAAAATCTCTAACTGCTTTTGTATTATTATCATTATCAGAATTATAAGAAGAATAACCACTATAACCAAGTGCCTTATCATTAAGGTCAATGTGTTTGGTTTTGTATGGATTATCGTCTTTGCCCTCTTGTTGTGCAAGTATATCTGCATTTAGGTCTTTTGCTTTTAGTTCATCACGATAATAAGCATAAGCAAATTTCTTTGCCTCGTTCTCACTACCATAATCCCTATCCCCTAGTGCACCATACAAACCAAAGTCAAAATGTTCAGATACTTGTCTGTCATTTTCATCTTCATCTTCTTCTAGGTTTTCTTTTGCATAAGAAAAATAAAAGCATTTATCTTTTGCAACAACATCTAAAGGTTGTCCATATTTTTTCTTTAGAGATTTACAAGTGTTCACATCTTCTTCTGGGTAGGACCTTGAAACAACTTGTTCTGCAACTGGGAAAGCAATATTATATGCCTTGTCCACATCTTCCCTTGCTTGAAGATAGCCCTCGCGTTCTTGTGTGTTTTCTTTTTCTGCACTTTCAACATACCGATTTAAAATCTTATTTCTAAATTCGGTGTTCATACGTATTTTACTCATTTGTTATCCTTTCTGTTAGAGTTAAACATATCCCATAAAATACCACACTAACAATAACTTGTCAAATAAAAAGATTAAAAAAATTTATTTTTTTTAGGGGAGGGTGGGCCCCGAGGTCACAAGCACAACTCTAGGTTGTGTCGGCATATTGTCGCGTGTCCCATATTTTCCTTGACACAAGATATAGTGTGCGACACTTTGGCACTTGTTAAGTGTGGGAATTTCTGGTAGTGTGATTATATTAATAAAAGAAAGGATAAAATGTTGTACCTAGTAATCAGACAAAGAAAAACAGAATATTCAGAAGATTATTCTGTAGAAAAATGGTCAAGAACAATTAAAGAGGCAAATCAATATTTGTCAGCTTTAAGTCTATTAGAAGATAACGAAGATGTTATGTTCTTTATTGTTCCAACTAAAGAAACTCCAGCTTCAGAAGAAGTTAAAAAAGAAAATGGAGCTTCGGAAGAAATATTCTTTTAATGAGCCATTTAGCAAATGATAATTTAAAAGAGCAAACCTATGAACTTTTTATAGATGAGCTTTATCAAAAATATTATACTGGTTTAGATTATGTCGGTGATCCGGCATTTTCTAAATCGGATAGTGAGATCGAGGAGGAGGCAAAAACACTCACTGAAGAATTTATGACCAGAAATGGTTAATAAATAGGGACAACTTCTGGTTGTGTTGAACATTGGTTTTAACCTTGCTATCGGCACACCAGAACTGATCCCTGGACATAAGATACACGTGTAGGCAATCTAAAGTACTGCAACTTATGTCCAGGGATCAGTGTGAGAAGAGTTTGATCAACTCGTAATGGCCTCAAGCAGGCGCTCTATACTGATCCCTGATCCAATAGTAGTTGGACGTTATTATTCTAGATTAACGCCTTAACTCTTTTTAGAGACGCTGTTGGATCTGGGATTAGGAATTCGGGGGTCTGGTTCGTCCAGTGAAGTTGACGGTACCGCCCCGACTGATCCCTGATCCTTGGCTTATTAGCGTAAGTTGATGCATCCCAAGGATCTGGGATCAGATGTTGATCACTGCGGAAGTTTAACCGCTATAGTATAGGAGTGCGTAAGGAATTCCCGAAAGTTGACTGAAACGTCTGGCGTCAACCTCCTACACAGGACAACAACTGATCAAATTATCCTTACAACCGATCCGCGAGCGCAAGCTCGCGAGCCGGGGGGGAGGGTGGGCCCACAGGCCACAAGCAAAAAAAAATTAAACAGTTGACAAGCGAGCAAGCAAGCTGTAGTATGGGAATTTATGTTAATAAAAGAAGCAGATAAAATTATAATATCATTATCTAAGCCGGACAAAATGCCTGGCTATGCTTACGGGCTGCCAGCGTGGGAATGTAAAACAGGCCAGAAGCTGGCCAAGGTTCCCGGTTCGGTGTGCAGCGGCTGTTATGCAATGAAAGGCAACTATACAAGATTTCCCGCGATACGCGAATCGCAATATAAAAGATTAAAAGCGCTCAAGCACCCGCTATGGGTTAAAGCAATGGCGTTAAAAATTAATTCTAAAAAGGTGAAGTACTTCCGCTGGCACGACGCCGGCGACGTACAGGACTTAAGACACCTGGCCAAAATTTTTGAAGTTTGCAGGAGGACTCCGGACATTAAGCACTGGATGCCGACGCGCGAAGCGTGGACAAAGAAGTATATAGACCGCGCACCTGTTAACCTGGTGATCAGGTTCTCTGGTACAATGATTGATCAACCGGCCGTGAAGAGCTGGCCAAACACTTCAACAGTGACAACAGCGCCAGGATCCAGAACCTGTCCCGCTCCGGACAACGCCGGCAAGTGTGGCAGCTGTAGAATGTGCTGGAATAAAGAAATTAAAAATATATCATACGGCAAACACTAATGACATATCACAGCCCGAAGTACTACGCAGAGTTACGAAAGATCCGCAAGCAAGAAGCGGACAAGCGAGCGAGCGAGCAAGCAAGGGAACAAGCTAGGAATCAAGCGGTTCGCAAGCCAACAAGCGCTGAATGTGATCCCAATCCGAAGCGAGAGGTTGGGTAGACTTATAGTCTGCAAGCAGATCGAGGATCGATGTGCTTCCGTATAAATTTACACGGCCAGAAGAGGCCTCCTGGGCCAAGATATAGTTCCGTTTTTTCCTGGTTAATTGGAACAACTTTTGATGTGGACTGAAGTGCAATTTGTTTCCATAAACTATCTTAAGCTCAACCATAAAAAATCCACAGTTTTCGTGGTATCCCAACAAATCTGGCACACCATAAGAGGACCAAGATTCCAGTCTAGTCCACTGAATTTCGGGTGTTTTTTTCTTAACTAACTGCCAAAATTTACTCTCTGATTTCATCGGATATTCATTTTTTAAAAATGAGTTTTAGGTTAGATTCTTCGGACACAAATTGACTTTTATCGGACTTAAGCGTATAAGTCAAATATGACAGAAATTGTACCAATAAAGCTTGGAAGAAAGCCAGCCTTGACTCCAAGACAAATGAAATTTGCAGAATTATATGTATTAAAACGTGGGGAATTAAGTGGTTCTCAGTGTGCTTTTGAAGCTGGTTATAAGACCAGACCTAATAGAGCAGCGTCTGAATTAAAGAATCCTAGAATATATCCGCTCGTGGCTAACTACATTAAAGAGCTAGAAGCAGAAGTTAGAGAGAAATATGGAATTGATTATCATAAACACTTGGCAGAATTAGGAAAGATTAGGAACAAAGCATTTAAAGATAAGAGTACATTATCAACTGCAGCAACAACAGAGATAGCTCGTGGAAAAGTAGCTGGACTCTATGTTGACAGAAGAGAAACTACTAATCTTAATGTTGAATTAGATAAAATGTCTTACGAAGATTTAAT